CTCTACACCTTGAATAGATACTTCTAACTTAGCTGCTTCTTGTAATACTTCAGAATCAAGTTCTTGAACATCAACAAGCTGTTTTGGAGTTAAATCCGTTTTCGAATATTTATCTAGCCAAGCAACTACTGTATTAACTTGCGACTGTGTTGCAGTAATATCTTTGCTTAAATCTTGTGCTACTTCTTTAAAAACATCCTGTGCTTGAGTATACTTACCTAAGTTTAGGATTTCAATCAAAAACTTTTTACGTGCAGTGTCTGCAGCCGTTAAAAACTCCAAGCTTGATGCATTTGACTGGTAAACAATTTGACTAAAAGTTTTATGGTCAATACCGATTACTTCTTCTACAATCTTGTAAGTAGCAGTGGCTGTGTGGGCACTAATATCTACACCGTCTTTGTACAGTTTGACTGTTTGTGCTGTACCACGACGAGTCTCGATCTTATATTCAGTGCCATCACGATCAAACACTAGCTCAATTGCATAGTGCTTGTCTTTTACATAACGATTAAGAATATCTGCTTTTTTAATGCCTTTTGAGTTCTTGTTGAACAGAACTTCTTCAAGTACTAGCGCAATAGAACTCTTGCCGTGACCATTCTTGCCCACAAGCTGTGTTAGCGGAGCAGCCACAAAATCAATTTTATTATCTAATCCGTAACTAAAAGCATTAGACCATGCTAGTGTTTTTATTGTTATCATTTGCTAGTTTTCTTTTTAGTTCTTGTAAGCCACCAATGTATTCACCATCTAAAAAGATCTGCGGTACACTACGCGCATTTGGAACTACTTCAATTAAATCTTTTTTGGTATAACCATTGATGCCAAGCATTTTTTCTACAATATGCGTTCCGTGAGTTTCCAACAATCGCTTGGCTTCAGTACAAGCTGGGCAGTTAGTTTGTGACCATACTTCGGCTATTTTAGGTAAATTTTTCTGCATGATTTTGCATTTCTTTTAAAACCTTATCTACCGTTGGTTCGGGTAGTTCTAAGATATAGGTTACGTACTCGCGCACTTCTTGATCCAGTGACATTTCTGCGTCAAGCATTAGTGCTGAATCGGTATCGCGTTTTAGGACTTTGGTAGCAATTAGCTCTGAGTCTTGCAATTCTCCGAGTTCTTGCATATCGCCTTGCACTTCATAGATTGTGTGGTCAAAGTCGGTGGCATTGGCGGAGGTGGAGGCCTCTTCGGCAGTGATTGTTTTCTTGATGAGCTGCGGTAAGTTGAATTTCCGCCACTCATGACTGAGACTATTAACATCAAGGATAATAGCGCCAGTATCAACTCGGGAACGGTGAAAACTAGTAGTATAAGGGCTGCCAGGATAAAGAATGTTGCGCTGAGAGTTCTCATAACTGTGTAGGTCACCTGCTAGTACCAAGTCCCAGCGTTTGAATAAATCTAAGTCTACTTCTGGCTTAACGTGTGGTGGAATTTCACCACGAACGTGTGTGCACAAGATACGATTGCTAAAGTTATAGCCATGCTTTTCGTAATCTTTTAGCTTGTTGTAAGGTATAATGTCTACTACATCGTCCGAGTAGTATTCATCAACAATATTTACCAGTGGGTTTAATCGGTGCGTAGACTTTTTAAGGTTAGTCAAGAATGTTGAATCTTTTTTCAACATTTCATGATTACCTGGATAAATCAGTGTGGGTTTATGGAAGCTTTCCACGAAGTCAAAATAAAGCTCGACTTCGTCCATTGTAGGCAGTCGATCAAATACATCCCCACCCACAATCACCAAGTCTGCTTCATGCTGCATTTCTGCAAACTGCTTGCAGAATAAGTGAAATCGGTTTCGTGACCATTCAACAGGCACATTCTTTTGACCTAGCTTAATATGTACGTCTGCTGTAAATAATATTTTCATTGTGTTTATCAGACAAAATAGCCCGCAAGCTTTTTAGGATTGCGGGCTATGTGTTATCAACCTAGTTCTTTGACTGCTTCAGCTGCTGCGGAATCCGCTTCGTCGCCTTCGTCTGCGTTAGTAGTAACTTTTTCCAACAGTGCTAGCACTTCGGCTTCTGTTGGGCGAGGATATTTTTCATCAATCGACTTAGCTGCTTCAGCCGCTGCACGCTCTTCATCAGTCAACTTACGTGGCTTGCAACGCAATACTGAGAGATCATAACTAATATTAAAGGCCAAGGGGCCAGTCTTAGTACGCTTGAATACAACGTCCCAACCAGTATCAAAATCAGTTGGATCGCCCAAGTCTTCTGCTGCGCTTACAATTTGCTCAAACAGTTTCTTTTTCAAGTTTAGTGCTTTGACTTTGCCGTCTTTTGGGTCAATACAGTTAACTGTATAACTCCATGAGCATTTTAGTTCTGGGTAGAAGGCTGGGACATGATCTTTTTCGATGTTATCGAATTTTTCTTTGTCACGGCTAAAAGCCAAACACTCAACAGGGATATCCTTGTTGTTGCTACCTTTGATCCAGTAAATATAACGTGGAAGAACGCCGCCTACTAAGCGAACTGTGTTTTCGCCGTCTTTATACTCATAAGCCTCAACTTTGTTTGATTGAGCTTTGCCTTTGGTGTTTTTAAATGAAATTGCCATAATTAGTTATTTTCGTATTTGAAGTAAATTTTGTTGTCTGTTATTGTAAGCAGTGGATTGTGTTTTAGTGCGTCTAAGTCAAGATCTTTGAAATAGGTTAAGTCTAGGTAGACTACACGATAAAGTTTATATAAGCTATAATCACGCCTTCCTGCAAGTCTGATATATTGCGCTTTGTGTGCAATATCACAAGTTTCTTGGAAAAGAGGTTGGGCATTTAACAAAAAGCTGTGACCCGACAAGTTTTTGAAACTATTTAGTTCACGGTGGTTTTTCGGTATTGGCTTTTTGCTAAAATGCCTTTCCAGCATACTTAACATTAATTTAGGGTCACAATGTGTTTCTGTTTCTAATAAATCCAGGTTAAAAAAGAGTGCCATAATCCTTAACTTAGACTATATTATAACATAATAGCGAAGCTACTGCAAGTGTAAATTTTATCATGCTGTTATTACCTGCCAGCCTTTACGTAAATACAAGGCTAGTCTGTCGTTGTTTTGTTTTTTATCCGCATAACCAGCAAAGTTAATGTCCACAACTAGTGGGTCAAGTTTACCTTCATGCAATCGTTGAACGCGACCCACAATTTGTTCTAGCAGACTGTCGTTACTCATTGGGGCTGCAAGGATAACACAGCTGAGTGTGTTAATAGATATGCCTTCTGAGAATATTTGCCTGCTTCCGCATATGGCTTTTTTGTTTCCTGAGAGGACTTCTTGTTTGACGTACTGTCGTTCTTCGTAATCTGTGTCGCCTGTAACAACCGCGCAATCTTCGCCAATGTATTCTTTCACTTTGTGTAAAAACTCCACTCGGTCAGCAATTACCAACACTGAGTGACCCTCTTGCATATGCATTAGTGCAATGGTTGCAATAAATTGCCTGTACTTTTCTGATTCTAGTAGTTCTGTGACTTTTTCAACCCAAGGTACACCTGGCTTTAGTGTAATACCCGACTTAACAATGTGCACTGTTGGAGTCAGTGTATTCGACTGTGGTGGCTTGTATACTAGAGGGCCAAAATAGTCACCAAACAAGATGTGTTTGCCGTCTTTGCGAATCATTGTGCCACTAAGAGCAATTCGGTAGCGGGCATGGAATACGTCCACTGTTTGTGCAAATGTAGTGGCAGGACAGTGGTGGGCTTCGTCCAAGATAATAGTCCCAAACTCCTTAGCCAAGTCACCAGCACACTTTGAGAGCGTCTGTATATTGGCCACTGTGATAAAGTGGTCGGCGTGGTCAACTCGTCCACCACCAATAACTCCGCACTGCGTCCCGAATAAGACTTCGACTTCTTCGCACCACTGGTCTCGGAGTGCAGCTGTGTGGGTGATAACAAGAGTTTTTTGTCCGAACTTGTGTGCAAGGTGTAAGGCTGTAAAAGTCTTTCCCCATCCCACAAGGGCATTGATAAAGCAGGTATCGTCGATTGGGTCATAAACCACTTGTTGCTCGGGTCGTAGAGGGTATTTAGGCGTTGGGAAAGGTACATCCTCAAGCACTCGTTTATCAATGATTTCATAGTCTTCGGGAATTAAGTCTAGTCGACCTTGAGGAATACTGAGGATACCTTTGGGCAGCACCTTATAGTTCTTGATAGTTTCTACTGTAGCAAAACGCTTTGACCCAGTGTCTTTTTTGATCTTGTAGGTAAGTGCACCGATAATCTTTTTTGTGTGTTCTACACCAGGATTATCCATGTAAATACGATTTGATATTACTGCTTTAGGCATTTAAACCATTCTCCAACTATCAGGCTTGTGCTCACTACAAAAACCATAAAAAATAAATGCCATACCCAACTGCAATACTCTGGCATACTGTTCTGTGTCATCAGGCCGACGCATTGCTTTAAATCGGTTGGGTACTCCCACTAATTCAAACACACACCCTAGCCCCTCTGCAGGTAAAACATTTTTTAG